CGCTCACTTGCTTTTGGAGAAGCTGATTATATCGTCCGGGTTCACTGGCGAGGATTGCGCTGGTTAACTGCAGAAGGAATGCGCTTTGACATGATGGGTTTTCTGCGCGGGCTGGATTGCGGTAAGAACGGTGAAACCACTGTAATGATAGGCAATTCAGGTAATAAAAAGCCGGAGCTCCCTTTCCGGCACGTCTCATTGCCGTATCACTTCCTCCCGAAAAAGCATTAATCAGTAAAACCCGACTGCTCAGCGAGAATCGTCGAAAAGGACGAGTAGTTCAGGCGGAAACGCTGGAAGCAGCGGGCCATGTGCTATTGCTAACATCATTACCGGAAGATGAATATTCAGCAGAGCAAGTGGCTGATTGTTACCGTCTGCGATGGCAAATTGAACTGGCTTTTAAGCGGCTCAAAAGTTTGCTGCACCTGGATGCTTTGCGTGCAAAGGAACCTGAACTCGCGAAAGCGTGGATATTTGCTAATCTACTCGCCGCATTTTTAATTGACGACATAATCCAGCCATCGCTGGATTTCCCCCCCAGAAGTGCCGGATCCGAAAAGAAGAACTAACTCGTTGTGGAGAATAACAAAAATGGTCATCTGGAGCTTACAGGTGGCCATTCGTGGGACAGTATCCCTGACAGCCTACAAAACGCAATTGAAGAACGCGAGGCATCGTCTTAACGAGGCACCGAGGCGTCGCATTCTTCAGATGGTTCAACCCTTAAGTTAGCGCTTATGGGTCGGTGGCCACGGCTTTCATGTTATGAATGCCTGTCTGACCACCACCTGCATTACCGCTGCCCTGCCCGGATAATGTGCGCACGCTGCCGTCCTCGTTCCAGATGTCCAGTGGCACCACGGCTACCTGTTTCTTGCTGTCTGCGCGGCGGGCGTGGCTCTGAGCCAGTACTGTCAGTTCGGAGAAACAGCCGTTAATGGACCTGGTATCGTCCAGCTCCATCACGTTGTTCCCGGTACCGTCCAGCTTCAGAATCAGCGTGTCCACCGGCGTGGTGGTGTAGTCAGGGCCACCCACAACCAGCGTACCGTCAGGCTCAAACCACGGCCATAAGCCGCGACCGGCGGCAGCTTTAGCCAGTGCATCCCACGCACGCATCCCCGGCTCTATAACGACCTTGTCATTACGTGACACACCAGACGCCTGAATACGGATGCGCTGTATCCCCAGCGGTCTGACTATCCTGTCGATGACCTCGTCCAGTGTCAGCTGATTGGCGCTGAACACCGGCGCGGCACAGTCCACCAGAATGGCGGCATCATCACGCCCGGACAGGGTCAGCGCGCAGCTCTGACGGGATACACTGCGGCGCACGCTGTCCACGCGACCACTAAGGACCGTCTCATCTCCCACCTGCAAACGGACTGGCACACCCCGGACGATATCCGCCGGGAACACCTTTTCAGGCAGTCCCAGCTGAAGCTGCCACCCGTCGGCTGCTTTCAGGAAATCGCTGTCAATACGATAACTGCTCCAGTCAGAATGCGATCTTCCGGCAATGACCAGGCTGATTTTGTCGTCGTTATTTTGCATAGGCATTAATCACCATCCCGGCGGTTATGTTGTTCGGGTCACGCAGCTGCGGGTTCAGACGTTGCAGCTCTGCCGCACGGCTGTAATCACCGTACCACTGCCACGCCAGCAACAGCAGGCAACCGTCCGCCTGCACCTGTTTCTGCGTCAGCGGTGGGCGGCGTGACAGAGTCAGCAGGCCGACATCCTGCACGGATGCCGCCACGTTCTTCATGCTCTGAATGATTTCCGGGTACATCAGCCCCAGCGGTGATGCGGTTTCGGTTATCCGTTCGCGTTCGCCTTCATAGCGTTCACGGAACAGCGTGATGGCTGCCTGTAAGCGGGTGCGCACATCCCCGACCAGTCGCCCGATATCCGCCGGTATAAGCTGCTCTGACTGGGCCTCATCTGACAGTATCGCCGTCGCCACGCTGGCCAGCTCTGAGGCTGCCAGAACCGCATAAGCCGCTTTCACGTCGTGCACGTCTTCCACGGACGCATCCGGCGGAAGTGCCACAGACGGCGTTTTATCACCGCTGACCAGTGCGACCGGCAGCGCGACCAGCTCATCCATATCTGCCATCACCTCATTCCAGCAGGTCATCACTGTCGCAGAACTGGCGACGTTGTCTTCCCCGGTCAGTCCGGTCGTGGTGGCGGAATCACTACGCGCCAGAACCGGCACCGCGTGCCCGACATCTGACGTGTGGATTTCCAGCACCTCTGCCAGCCCGCCGATAAACTTTCCGGGTTCGCTGGTCAGTGACACAACATTTTCGACTGTGGAGAATGAATCACTTTTGAACGTCAGCAGGGTATTTACCAGCGTGGCACGCACTGCCTGGATTTTTTTAATCACGCTGTTAATGGTCTTTAAAGGGGGCGTAACAGCGTCAAAAAATTCGCTTAACTGTGCCAGTAACTTATCCAGTTCTTCAAATAACTGCTGTGCAAACAGCTCTGGTAACGGGGTGCAGAACAACGCACTGCCGGTGCGGCTCTCCAGAAAGCTCATGTCGATGGTGCAGCTGTCCGGGCTTTCTGCGTCATGGCGAATGCTGTAGCCGGTCACAATCACCGACGGTACGGAGCCGTAAACCGGGTGAATCAGCTCACCATCGCCGCCTTCGTCCAGGGCAGCGATCAGCTTTTCAAGTTTATATTCGTAATACTCCCCCCACAGGAACGCCGTCATGCGGAACGGTCGCGCCTTGCGTCCGAGGTCGTGCAAATCTGCCCCGTCAACAAACGGGTATTCATAGACCGCATGGTCGCGGCTGATTTGTTCATCCGTGTTCAGTACATCAAACTGCACGCCACGAAAGGAGGCGTTTTGCAGGTTTTCAGCCCAGCCCATCAGTAAGTTCCTCCCGTGCCTCTGTTACCGTCCTGAAGGTTGTATTTGTTCACTGCTTCCGCCACAATCTGACCATCGAGCACCAGTTGTGTGGTGAAATTAATGGGGCTGGCAGGTGGCCCCCAGTGCGTGAGGTATCCCGGCTGGGTGATGCGTCCGGGTTGCGTTGATACTGATTCAGGCGTTGTGTTTCCGGCGGCTTTGTTGACCTGCGCCGGTGATGGCAGGGCATCAGCTGCGGCTTTTTTCCTGTCTTCCTCCCAGCGCCTCAACCACTCTTCGTTTTCGGTGGAGTAGCCTTCCCCAAACTGCCACCACGGCTGGTATTTTTTGCGGGCAGCATCGATGATTTCCTGGGGATATCGGGCGCGGATGCGCTTCCAGCGTTCCTCGCTTCCTTCGACGGCGGCGTCTTCTTCCGGGCTGGTTGCGGTGGCCAGTGCCGTAACGGTGCCACCGAAAGAAAGCAGGCTACCGGCAATGCCGGGGAATTTAAATCCTTTGCCTTTTTTGACCGTGTTTTCAATTACATCACCGACAACCTCGCCAGCCTTGCCACCGGTTTTACCCCCGGTCAGGATTTTGATCCCGGCCCATGTCAGAGCCGCTGCGGTCATCGCTTCAATGGCGGTCGTGGCACCCACCACTGCCGTGGTCAGTCCCGGAAACTTTTCACCCGCCCAGCTTATGGCATCGGCCACAGTACCGGACGCATCAGCCAGCTTTTTCATGCTGTCCATTTGTGAAAATTCAAGCGTGTTTTTGGCCTGTTCGGTTTTAAAGTCATTGAGGCCGGATATGAATTTAAAATCCACATCACCCGCGCGCTGACCTTCCGGCAGGGTGCGCTGCTGATTAATCGCGTCTTCAACCTTTTTCCGGTATTCAGGGTTGTTACGGTAAGCCAGCAACGCTTTTAACGCCTGTTGGTCTGCAACCAGTTTCCCGACACCAAAGCCTTCAAGGAGTTTTGCCATCGAATCATAAACAGCTGTCTGCTCGCCTTTATCCCGGGCGGAGGCCAGTTTCTTTTGCAACTCCTGAAAGCGTTTATCGCTGGCAGCGATTTTGTCTATCAGACTGGACAGCGCATCTATCGGATCAAGCCCATGTTCGCGCGCCTGAACCAGCGTGCCGGAAAAATCAATTCCTTTACCGTTGTAATCAATGCTCTTTGCCGCTGTTTCAATATCGTGGCTGGTCAGTTTAGCCAGCAGGTTAAACACGTTATTTCCGGCCTCATCACTGCTTCCCGCCGTGATGGCGGCAGCTTCATTCAGCGCCAGAATCTTGACAAAATCATCCTTGCCTCTCATCCCCGCAGCTGACGCTGACCCCAGTTGCGAAGATAACCAGCGGGCCATGTCGCTCAGTTCAAAGCTACCTTCTTTGCCCGCTGCAATTGCCATATTCAGAACGGTGGAAATATCTTCATCCCTGAATCCAAAGGTCTTTTTACCCTTAAGCATCACATTAGCCAGGTCTGTCGCTGATGCACCGGAAGCCGTGGCGTATTTCATCAGTTCAGGCAGCCACTTACTGGCTGTTTCAAATGAAATACCGCCATCTTTCAGCAGGGCATCCAGCGTTTCGGCGGCGTCTTCTTTCGTGCCGCCACCCCAGGTCACCGCGTTACGGATGCTGTTTTTCATCTGCTCAAGACCAGCCCTGCGCCCCTCCAGCCCGCTATCACTGAAGGCGGTATTGGCCATCATTGCCAGCTGGCGTTCGTAGCTCATCTGCTTTTTGACCGGCTGCGCCATAATGGCAGCACCTGCTGCGATACCAGCGCCTGTTGTCACGGCATTCCCGCCAAATGCAGCCGCACGGGCAAAACGCCCCGGTTCGGGGATAACCAGGTCAGGACGGTACGGGCCGTGGCGCAGACCACGCAGTTTTTTACCACTACCGGCAACGGTCACCTTGATATTGTTGGCCGTGACGATGGTCCCCATACGCCAGACGCGACCCTGCCCGCACACTTCCGGGAAATCGTTTTTTAAACGGGGGTTAAACTCCAGTTCAGCCTTGATGGCTTCCAGCATCGGATAAGCCTGGTCGATACTGTCCATAATGATGACCGGGTAATGCTTAATGGCCCGGATAATGGTCCACAGGGTAAACAGCTGAGTCACCAGCGTGGATTTTGCTTCACCACGGGGCGCGGCGATGGCGTCGTTCTCCGGGTCCGGGCTTGCCACAACCTGTGGCAGACGGCTGAACAGGTATTTATGCAGCTCACTTTTTGCCGGGTTGCGGACGTAGTGCGGGAAATAATTTTCGACAAAATAATCGTAGCCCGTCACCGGGTCGCAGACTGCCGCCCGGCGGGCCTGTGTGGCCTGCGGGTTAACATCGAACCCCAGACATTCAGCCTCGATGGTCTGGCGGAGGTTGGCGATGTACTCCTGCAGGCTTCTCTGAAACTCTTTAATGGAAAGTTTACGTTTTGCCACGTCACACCTGCACTGCTTCTGTCTGGGCTTTTTCGATACGTGCGCAGGCGATATCAAAATACTGGTTAGTCATTTCAATGCCGGTAAACCGTCCGCCACGGGCAAGTACAGGGATGGCGGTAGTGCCGCTTCCCATAAACGGATCAAGGACGTGCGCATCCGGTGTCAGCGGTTTAACCAGCTCAGCCATCAGCTGAACCGGCTTTGCGGTCATGTGCAGTTTTTCGGACGGGACGACACGCTGCGTAATCACACCCGGGAACGGGCCACCGTGCGGGCATTTGTCGAGTTTTCCGTTGCTGCCCCAGACCACATACTCGGCCTGATGCCGAAAATAGCCAGTGTGTGGCGCACGGGAAGCCTGCGTTTTATCCCAGACAACCAGACCACGCCACAGCACACCACCGGCCTGAAATGCATCTGTAAGCGCCGGTAGTTGTCGCCAGTCACTGAACACCATGAAATAACCGCCGGAATTCAGCCTGTGCAATGCATGAGATATCCACATGGAACACCAGAACGCCCAGCTGCGCTGGTCGCGGTTATCGCCGGTGAACTCGGCATACTGGGTGTGACCGATATACTTGTCCGAAGGGGCCATGCTGCGGTCTGATTTGTGTGTACCACCACTGCTGTAAGGCGGGTCGGTAATGACGGCATCAAAACGTTCGGATAACGCCGGCAGCACATCAAGAACATCACCGCAATACAACGTTGCGTTACCAATAATCTGTTTTTGCATTACAAATCCCGAATATCAGACGACCCGGAAAACCGGGCCGCTGTGGTTAACTGAAATTATCCTCAAGCTCTTTAGCGAAGCCTTCGAGCACCTCAAGAAACGGGGCATACTGCGTCGGGTGACGCTCCTTGATGAACGCGCCGAGCCGCTGCACCACTTCCAGTGCCGTGGCGAGCCGGTCGGTTTCCGGCAGGATTTTTTTACTGCTGGCCACCGCCTTACTGAGACTGTCGGACAGACTCGCCAGCAGTTCGACGGACTCCTGCGGCGGGATGTCCGGGTTCTGGTTCAGCCGTTCAAGCGTCGTCTGACACTTCACCACCAGACTGATAAGCACGGTGCGGGCGACACTTTCCAGCCCGTCACCGGCGAGCGCGTGCGCGGCCCGCAGCTTGTCCCAGTCGTCGCCGTTCTTCATCGCCTGCGTTTTCCAGCGCCGCGCGGTGTCGTGCGGCACGGCGTACTTCATGGCGACGATATCCAGCGGAAGCTGGTCAAAGATGTACCCGTTACGGACTTTGTCCCTGATATCCTGTGACCACGCCATTAAGTGTCCTTCTGAGCCTGTTCAATCCTGCGCTGAACTTCGTCGGGATTTTCAAGAACAAATACGTTTTTCCCGGTATCCAGTTCAATGACCGTGCCATCATGTGTACCGTACTGACGGTAAAAATGGGTGATTCGTTCAGCGAGCACCATGACAGCGCCAGCACCTCCTGAACCTGTGTATTCTGTAAATCTGATAATGCTCACTGTGTCAGACCTTCAAAAAATCAGTTCTGCGAACACTGCCGGATACCGTCAATAATCCGGCAGACCTGCGCCGCCGCGTCAAACAGCTGGCCCGCTCTGTTAATGTCTGAGCATCCCACCGGAAGCAACATCATCAGAAACAGGGCCAGAACACAGCGCGCGGCTTTACGTGGCGTTCTGTGGGGCCAGCGACTTCTGTTCATAACCCGTCCCGCATCAGCGTTTTAACTGGAAATGAGGCCCGTCTTTCAGCGTTTTCCAGTCTCCGCCCCATTCGATGGCGACACCCAGCTCTGCGGCAGCCTGTTTAAAGGCACGGGCGATTTTTTCGTATAACGGCCAGTCCCATGAAATAGTGCTACCAACGTAAGCCACGACATCAACGGCATCGCCAGTAAGGTGACGGCTGTTCATGGTCTGGCTCTTGCCTTCAGCGACAAGTTGTTTCTGACGTTCTTTCGTGCGTAAACCTTCGGTAATACCAAAATCGACGTCCGACAACGCCAGCGCACGGCGTACAACTGCCACCAGTTGTGGCTTTACGTCAGCCAGATTTTTCTCGCTACGTTGACTGAAACGGAATTTTCCCGACATATTCACCTCCGCAATAACGAAAGGATTTTTGACAAATTCCCGTGCGCCCACACGATAAGCGCACAGAAAACCAGATTCAGCGCCACAACCAGCCAGCTGGATTGCGTGTATGTACCGGACAGCCAGCGGAACGGGATGATGACGTAGCCGAGCATCAGCCAGTACGCCAGCCAGGTAATCATCGGTTTGTGCGCCGCACCGTGGCGGCGATACACAAACAACCCCAGAACAATGGTGAGACACAGCCAGACGTTCACGATACCGGCAAGGCTACTTTCCATTTCCACCCCCTCCGCCGCGCAGTCTGGAAAACAGGCCGAACAGCGATGAAATTTCCTGTTGATAAAGAAAGGTCAGTATCTTGATGGATAACGCCGAGACACCGACCGCACACAATGCATCGAGCGGCTTGTCGTTGTAGTGGGTCAGCCACTGCATCAGTGACGCAGCCACGCCAGCCCCCAGAACGCCAACCACAAATGCGACGAGCAGGTGGATGGCCATTCGCCAGACCGGGATTTCTTTCTGCTGCGTGACAACAAAAAGCGCCCCGGCAAACGCGCCCACCACAACCCCGAAATCGGTATTGGTGAGAAGACCAAACACACTGGCACCACCAATGGTGACTGCCACAGCTCCACCGCCTGATAAGGGTTCAGACATGAGTTTCTCCTGTAAATCTGAGCCACTGACGGCCCGTAAATAACACCCTGTCAAAGGCACAGAAGCCTTTTGCAGGGCGCTATCCCTTAAGGTGCCTTGTGGTCTGAGTGGACAGGGTAAACGGTCTGGTGTGGTGGGTACTGCTGAGGGAGTTCAGCACCCCGCGGCGGCGGGGTGATAAATCAGAAGCGGGAAAGAGAATCCGGCGTAATAAGAGGTTTATTACAAAGCGGAGCAGAGGCGTTCGCCTTTTCCATCGCTGCACGCATCTCGTTTTCGCTGGCGATGATGTCAGCAATGGCACACTGCAACGCTTCTTCCTGAACAACCATATCCGGTTGTTCGGCCATTCGGTTTAGCTGGCTGGCCAGATTTTTCATATAAGCGAAGCGGCGTCCGGCAGCATCCCGGGCCTGCTCTGAGTAGGCTGTATACTCGCCAAGTGCCGTATAGTTGGTCATAAGTGTCTCCTTTTTTCTGAGGCCCATTAATCAAAAAGCCCCACCTGGGTGGGGCTTTTCAGCGAAGTCTGTTTTTGTCGTCGGTGTATCAGCTGCCATGCGTACCGGTCTGAAATCCCGTAACGGGGACAAAGCAGTGCCAGCGCCTGCCGGTGTGAAAATCCGTCTCTGATATGCTGCTGTAAATCAGCCATAAAACGGGCGTTACGCAGAGCACGTAACGCATGATCGCAACGGGGAATGTAAAACGGAGCACCGCCAAGAAAGCGGATCAGTTTGTTGATTTCGTCTTCGGTCAGCACGTCATGTAACAGGGCATGGACACCGCCAGTACGTTCGGCGTGTGCGCCGGTTTTACCGCTTAACGTCACGCCACCAAAAGAACGAATCAACCGGGTCATGGCGGGGAAGCCAATCACGCTAATCAGTTGCTGCACGGAATCGGGCAGCAGTGCCTGCGCATCGCGAAGATCTGTTTCACTGAAGGTCTGCATGATGGCGTCTCCGGTAGTAACTTACTGTTATTATAGCCATACATGATCGCCTGTACAGACCACAAAAAAGCCCCTGCAAGGCAGGGGCTGATTCTTTATTGTTTACGTGCTGCTCTGACTCGTTTTCTGGCGTCTTTTGTCAGCGCCACCATCACCCCGAAAAGCTGTTCATCCGTCAGCCATTCGATCACATGTTGCTTATACATGTGAGATGCCAGTCCTTCCGCATACACCCAGGAACGACCGGCATCAGCCAGTAACGCTTCAATTTTGGATAATACCGATTTTCTGCTCATTGCAACACGAGGGCGGCGACCTTTACCAGCGGGGGCCTTGCGCGGAAATCCCTGTTCGTGCATGTATTCCCGGATGATGCGCAGTTCATCGAGATTGCAGCGTGTGGTGCTGGTTTTACCTGTCAGGCGGATCAGTGTCTGGCGATAAAGAGCATCATCCCACCCCAGATATGCCTGACCGGCTTTAATGGCCCCGATCATCTTTTTCTGCATGTTTGTTATCCTCAAAACGCACGGTAAAACGTGAAACACCAATCCCCAACAGGAACGCGGCGGCACGGTCAAGAGACAGCCACGTCTTGTAATCGCCACGGCGTTCCTGTAGAAAACAGGACACCCCGGCGCGGCGATTCACAGCGAAGAGGTGATACACACCCCCGAACCGCTGCACGACGAACTCATCCACGCCACCGCTTTCAGCCTGTTGCCTGAAAGCTGCCATTCCGATTTGTTCAATCTTCATAATGACCAAAACATCATTTTTGGCAGACCAAAACATATGTTTTGGTCTGCTGTTGGTTATTATTTAATTACTTTGCGTTAGTGTGATTCTTCCAGCGATTTTGGGCTGCGCTGGGCTTGTTAAGGGAACACATCACAATATCAGCTGTGTTTGTGAACAAACCCATTCTGCGGTTACTGAGTTTTAGCCATTGCTGGACGCCGCGAGCGTTTCTACAGGTCAAAAGAATTTTTGCTTTACGTTTTTCATCTGATTATTCCCCTGAAATCAGTCCTGAACGGATTACTGTTTTTGCAATATGCGCCCGTAATTGCTGCGTTCCGTGGTATTTGATTGCCACATCGCGTAATTTATTAACCAGCTCCCTGAGCTGATACTCTTTTGCTCCCGGTGTCACCGGAATGATTCCTGCTCTCCGGTATTCCTGAAGCTCCAGCAGGGACTGCCGTAAGAGCGTCCACCACTCTCTGTCTACAATCGGCCCGCGCATATCAAGCATTTTGTCAGCATCGGCAATCAGTCTGGTCAGGCTCTTATCGCTTATTCTGGTTTGCTGGTTCACTGCGCCGCCTCCTGCTCATTTTTTTCACTCCGGTATACCAAAATCACGATATCTCCCTGGGTAATTACGCGTGCCGGATCTCCCTGCTGCATACGGTCAATATCAAAAGCGTCATTAAACGCATTTAGCGCCTTCACGCGCTTGTCTTTGCGGCGACGTTTTTCACATTGCTTAAAGAACGAAGAAATCAACCACCTGAATGACATAAAAATGATATAGCCATAACCGATAAGCGCCAGACCTGTATTCATGGCTACATCTATCGTTATCGTTTTATCAATGACCATTGCCAGCCTCCTGTTTTGCCACCTTAAACGCCCGTAACATCGGAACCGTTTTACCGGTGATGACTGTTCTCATTAAAAGACCGCCACCGCTCTCATGGCGCACTTCAGGAGCAACAAACAGCGCCGCATCCACAACCCGGCGATAGCGGCGGAACTCCCAGAACCAGCAGGTAACAATGATTTTTGCGGTGACTCCGTAGTCATAAAATTCAATATTCATTTGCAGTTAAACCTTCTTTTGTGACGTTCTACAGCAGCTTTCATGGCGTTGTGCACGGTTCTTTTAATAATCCGGCGTCCCGCACTGTCATAGAACCGCCACCGGGAAGCCCCCGGATATTCAGGGAACTCAACCGCCGCGCTACCGTCATTCATCCTGTATTCGTGGCGTTCTCCGGGCGGCTGGTATATTGCTTCGGTAACACTGAGAAGTTTAAAAGCCATCGTTACACCCTCCCCAGTGCCAGCGTTTTGTTGCTCTGACCATTAACCCCCTGATGCAGTCTGGCGTTTTTCCCGGCGATAAAACCGGCTGTAGCGGCAGACTCTGCACCCCGGCACGCTTTAGCGGTGCGCATATCCCCGTCGCGCAGTCCCTTGGTGCTGTGCAGGTTCTTTCTGTAAAGCTCAAGGCGGCTTTTTCTTCCGGGGAGACGTCATACACCGCAATGACATCACGGGCACCAAAGACCCAGCCTTCGCAGAACTGGTCGCCACGGGCCACCCGCGTGGACGGGCCGCAACGTTTGCAGTGTTTATCCTGATATTTCTTGCGCTCTGCCATCATCTGACGGGAAAGCACATCAAACGCGTAGGCCGCGATTTCCGGGCGGCTGTCAGGACCATAAAAACGAACGTAACGCTTGAGTGAACCAGAAGCCCGGTATTCGCCGGAGATGTAACACTCGACACCGAAGGCTTTACAGACCAGGTCACACAGGATGTGCATATAACGCGGCGGTGTACTGGCATCACTCGGCGCACCCGCGCTGGCAGCGTCCTGAATGTCGAACAATTCCGCGTCGTTTTCGCTGATACCATGCTGGCGCATATAAGCCTGGGCTTTTGCAATAGCGTTAGCGGCTTCTTCCGGGCTTGATGTCCCTCTTGCAAGGCGTAACAGCTTTTTAATTTTGGCGATGTATTTATTTTTCATGGTCGTCTGAACCTCAGCATCCTGAATTCTGAATTACGCAACTTCCGGCACGGCCTTCAGGAACATGGGGAGTTCGTTCTGGCTGCGGTACTGAATGAGCATCTGCTGTCGATTGAGAACTGGTCGCAAGACGATTAAAACAAACGATTGTCAGATTAATTTCGCGGGCGAACTTTTTTTGCTTTGCGATATTCATAAATAAACTCTCTCTGACTCAGGCGTAAGCCAGCCCCGGCGGGTTTACGCCTGTTTTAAATAACAATTAAAAACAAATTAAATTAATGCGGTGCTTTCAGTGTTTCGATTTTAACGAAATAAGGCTCGACATTAATTTCAACCACACAACCACATTTAAAATCTCTGGCAGGTGAAACGGTTTTCACCACACGACCACCACGCAACGCCGGATGTGCAGTGTGCATGAAGCGAGTCCCTACCGGATACTGCTTATTAAAGTTCTTCGCATTCATGGCGTGGCCTCCAGCCCTTCAGGTGAGCGTTAGCGCAGAACTCCGCACGATGTTCAGCCCAGATGCGGCGCAGGGTGCTACACGGGCTTTGCGCTGCCTTGCGCCACAGTTTTTCTGCCTCATCATAATCGCCGCGTTGTTCTGCTCTGGATGCACCCAGCGAATACGCCGCGCAACGATTTCCGGCTCTGTACTCTTTGATATCCTGATGCATGTTAAACCCCTGCAATATCAAGCGGGATTGCGCGGTATTCATCAGAATCACCAACGCGCTCATACACACGAATATAGCTCTTGCTGCCAATCACCTGGACGGCTTCACCAATCAGCATCATGGCGTTATTCCAGCGTTCGTCCTCAATTTCGAGGCGACGCAGGGCCAGAACGCGCCCTGTGTTAATGTTGCCTTCCTTGTCCGTGCTGAATGCCTCGCTAATGATGGCTTTAATTTCAGGGCGCGCACCTTCCGTCCAGTCAGCCAGGCAATCATCAATCAGCGACTTCGCGGTCTGAATGCGTTCATCAAACGCGATACGGTCCTGCATGGCGCGCTGAATCTTGTATCGCCCGTCAAAGCTGTAAAGCGTGATATTGCCTTTTTTGCCGCCTTTCACAGCGCCGTATTTCTCCGCCGACAGGTCAATAAATGCCTGGATATCACCAAACGCACGCAGTTTCAGTTCCCGCAGTGAGGCGGAGGCAGCAATCACCATCTCCACAAGCTCACCGACCAGCTGCTCGCGGTCGCGGTCAATATCTTTGATAAGGCTTTCAGGTGTCATTACGCCACGGGCATCCACCCAGTAACCTTCAGGCGCTTGAGTTTTCGTGTATTGCTTAACTTTATTTTCAGTCGTCATAATTAAATTACCTCAGTGATATTTACAGATTAATGTGTGTTATGTGCGCGAGGCGCAACGTTTTCAGAAAAAAGATTCACGCCGTTATAGTCATTTCTAAGCGTTTCCTTGATAACATTATGTAATCCTGTTGCCACCTGAAGCTCCCTTTTGGAAGTGCCATCCTTCGAATAACTCCCTGTAATCCGGGTAAGAGTCGCGCCTTTTTCATTGGTATAGATAATTACTTCTAATTTAACCGCCATTCTGATTTCCTCTCATTGCCATACGACGGTACAGCCGTCGATACAGGACGTTTTAACCACGCGGCGCAGGCCGCTGAATGTCTGAACGATTTCCGTTACCGGCCATACAGGACCACCCACAGGCGGGCAGGCATAAACCACAGGTAAACGGTGATGCTGCCCCGTTACGCGACCGCCAGTGGTATGGATAGCCACACGGGCACGGGAACGGACGGCATTAATGGCCTGCTTTTCCATCATTTTGTTCTCCATCAGTGAATTAACATTTCTCTGCTGTATTATCTGAGCGTAAACGCCAGTCGGGGCTGATACCGGGGCAGGTGGGCACACATGCGTGCAAGGCGGTAAGCCCGACGAAACCCCTGCAAAGTCTGCTCAAAAGGAATAATCATTAATCGCGCACAGCATTCATCAACATCCCAGTCGTCGCTGGTGTTTCCGGTTCCATTGATTTCCCGTTCGCGGGAATATAAATCAATACGCAGTTCACCCGGCACGAAGCAATCAACAAACGGAATAATTTCACCGGGGGTTCCATTAAAATAAATACAACCATTACGACCGATATTCCGTAGTGCTTTAATTTCTTTTTTACGGCAATCTGTTCCATACCTGACCTTTACTCAGTGAATTAACATTTCTGCGAATTTATCTATGGCCTGCACACTGACCGGCGCATCGCTGATATCGCAAATCCGGTACACACCGCGCGCCAGTTTGAACAGGCGGCGGGCATTACCCAGCGAGCGCGCGTAAAGCGCCTCGCTGATTTCCGGTTCTGCTGCTTCCGGCATCAGCCCGGTGGCTATCTGGTTAAAATCTTCCTGCGCCAGCGTGTCGCCCAGGTTAAGCGCCAGCGCCACGCGGCTGTATAACTGCGCAAATTCACCACGACGCCCCTTGAGATTAATCAGAAGACGAGGCATACCCGCCAGGACAACCCCGATACCCGCTTTATCATGCAGACGGCGCAGAACCTCCAGTGCGCGATAGGGGAGCAGTTCAGCTTCGTCCACCATCAGCAGACGACCGGAATCACGCAGTTCGCGCACACAGGCATCAATCAGTTCGTGAATGTTGCCGCGAACCTTTACCCCCAGCTGGCGGCACAACTCCTCAAGCAGTGTCCTGGCTGTATAGCCCGGGTCAGCCTCAATCAGGACCGCATCCCGGTTTCTGGCGGCGTATTCACGCAGAATCATTGTTTTGCCAAGGCCAGCTGCGCCATACAGCACACAGATTTCACATTCCAGGTGAGCGTAGGCCAGCACCTCCAGTCCTTTGGCAGCCATACCAGTGGTCACAAACTTTGCTTTAATACGGCGGCTGTTTTCCTTTTCCCGCTCACGGGTCACAAAGGCAGAAATGCGTTCTTCAATATCAGCCATATCGCCCTGATATTTACCCTGCAAATACTGGTTGATAACGGCGCTGCTACGACCAATTGCACGGGCGACGTGGGTCTGCGTATAGCCGCGACGGGCCATTACGTCATTTAATTGCGTAATTAAACTCATAATTAAATACCTTTTAAATTAACGGTTGTTTGTGCCGTTTTTCTTTAAATTGCGCTCGCGTTCAGATGCGAATAAATAAAGTTCTTCTTTTTCCTTTTTCTCCGGGCGCTCCAGACCAAATCCAAAATTAAACTCAGATTTCTGCGTAATAGCCGGGGTAAGCTCGCGTTTCGCCTCTTCGATTTTCTGCGTGGCCCGTGCAATACGGCCCCTGACGCGTTTCTCCAGTTTTTGCTCGATAACTGGTTTAGCGAAGGCATCAACCTTATTGCCGTTCCAGATGGCATCGCAGATATAAGAGCCATCAGCCCGCCGGACAATGACACTGTTTGCATCATGAATATCGTAACTGACCCTGACTTCATTCCCGTGCTCTGCGGCCAGCTCATATGAGTAATAAATATTGTTGAATAACTGAATTTCCCCGCGAAATGTTTTGCGCGTCACCTCCGGTCTGAACATTTCATGCAGTTCTTCCGGCGACAGGAAATCAATTTCAACATTCTGCTCTTTTATCAGTTTCCGGCGATACGCTGCCGGGCTGTAATATTCGCCATCCTCTTTGCGGGGAAGGCTGCTGTGTGGCCGGTTGTTATAGCGTCTGACCTCCAGCTCTATGGCCGCCATCAGTTGCTCAAAGGTGGGGATTTCATCCCTCGCCTTAACCTGCCGTTTTGTCAGCTCTTTCCCTTTGTGGGTGGCCTTAATGGCTGACTGCATAATCCGTTGCTGCATCATTACGGTTTCCTTGTCTGCTCCCTTTGAGCAGTACGTCCGGAAACTCAGGGCCACATCCCGGGGAATTTCCTTGTTAAGCCTTTCAATCACCCCGCGCCCCTGTGGGTTACCTGGTATCCCCGTGTGATGTTCCACACCCAGCCGGGGGAGAACCCCGGTAATATCGGCATCAAGCACCCGGTTTTTTTCGCCGCCCCCGTTATCGGAGTAATAAATCAGCGGTATCCCGTGCTGTGCCATGCCGTAACGCAACGCATCAGCAACGGCTATCACGTTTTCCGACAGGGACAGTGACCAGCCCACAACAAAGCGCTGCCCCGCATCCATAACCAGCGTCACTTCTGGCCGGAAAATATTGCCGGTCAGGGGGTTAAACGCGGTCATTTTCATACAGTGACCATCCCCGACCCATACCGCATTAACCGGTAATGTGCTCCAGTCGCGCCGCACAAAGGGATTGAGCGAACGCCAGGCTGAACCGGTGGAGCGGAAACGCTCTTTAACAATCACCGGGACGCTGCTTAACACCCGTCTGACTGCGTGAACTGAGGGCAGTGCCGCCAGCATTCCCGCATCGTTCGCGTGCTTCTCATGCCACCAGGCTGAAAACTCGCGATACGCATATTCAACGGTCGGGCGCTTCCATGAGCGATAGAACATAAAGAAATCGCTCAACCACCAGACCTGCTCCCACGGTGTTCCCTTATGATGACCGGGAGCCAGTAACGCCAGTAACTGATTGGCATCACCGCGCGCCATCACCCAGCTGGAGTACCAGCTATCCAGGCTGCCGGTGCTGACACCGGTTCGCTTTCCCTGACGTGCATTTGCAGTATTCGCTGCTTCGATAATGCGGTCAGGTAACGCCCCCATGCGCACACCATCAACGATGTGCTTTAACGCGGCCTTCCTGGTCATTCTGGCGTATTCACGCAGTTTATGCACTTCAGTAGCCAGCAATATCCGCGCATCAGCAATGGCCTTTTGCTTGTCGGTCAGTGCCTGGACTTCGCGTAATGCCAGTTCCGGGCATTTGACCATCACTTCCAGTTCATCGCGAACAGCAACGTTTTTAACTGCCTTCTGCTCAACCACAACGGGCAGTTGTGCATCTTCCAGAACCTGCTGGGCTAGACGTTGACGTAAAGCCTTCTGCGTTTCAGTGGGAAGGCTATGAATATGATATTCAACACCCCCACCTTTCATTTCTCTAACTCTACTCGCCCACTTATCTCGCTTCGCTTTTACCGCAATCCCTACTCGTGTTGATGGAATTCCCGGCAAAGATAGATCTGCTAATTCTTGGGCCGAATAGTGCGTTTTTACACAGTCATCACTCATAACCACTCACTGTCGGTGCTTATACACCAATAAACTAGCGATTGTTATATCTTGATGGCCATATATCCTCTGGACTTACCCCAAGAAATTCGGCGATGATATGTTCGCCTTTTGGCCACGGACGATTAAGCGCGTTATTCAGATACCACGGACTCTTTCCCACATGTAACGATAAACGCCTTAATGACCATCCGCGTTTGCGTATCTCCGCAACAATGTCAGCTCGATGCCAATCGCCTTGAGTTTTTTTAGGTGTTTTGATGTACTCATAAAGTAACCTCAT